GAAGGCCTCAAGTCGTAATGTTCGAAGAACGCGCGATATTGAGTCAATCATGAAGGACACTCTTCGCACAGGAGAGATGTTAACTGATGTAGATCCTATCGTTGATAAACTTGGTACGCTAGCGGAAATACTAAAACGCAGGCAAGATATCTTCTCAACTATCACAAAAGATGACGAACGTTCAGGCTTAAATTATATAAACCGTCATAACGTGACATTAAAGAGATTCCTGTTAGAAAACAGAAACCTCATATTTGCATCAAGGGTTGTTGGTTACTATTTAAAACAACCCGTGCAAATTGCTGTCGCATCTATAAGTGAAGGAGATTCCGATAAAATCCAATCAATCAACACCAAACCCGTACTCCAAGAGCCATCCACAAAAGACAAAAGATCTTGCGCTCAACGACCAGTACCACTGAGGCAGCCACCACAGGTACGCACAGAACGTGCTCCCGCAAAGGACGTCTCATGGAATCAAACTCGAACGTTTGGAATTCCAAGGACTTTAAATGGCGCGATGAATGCGCTCATGTGTCATCATATGAGCTCCATGAGGCATTCTCTTGCTGGTATCTTGCCAGCTTTCGCGAAAAAAGTCAAAGGACCGAACACTGAAAAATCAGTTCGGTCTAAGATTAAGTGCTATACTAATCTGTTTGATGCCATATATAAGGTCTTGTCGTTAACAATAAGATCAATGCGATGGGAACAAAAGGACAAACGGACAGGTGGAATCTTACGACTCCTCGGGGATTTCACCGTGCTATGTGCAACACGAGGGGTAGCAGGGGTATTCAGTTGGGCAAAGCGCCTTGCATTTGATGCCGAACAATCTCTGATGAACAATACGATTCCGCACTTATGGAGTAGGTACTTTACCGGTATCCATAAGGGAATCCTATATTCATCGAGATTAGTCGCTTTACTTGCAACCTTTTCCAGAGCAATGCCACCATGTGAAGATCCGATTGCCAGAAAAAAAGCAATCAAGAGAGCGTTAAGAGCGTGGACGCAAAAAGCACGCGACCAGTTCACCTACCTTGTTGATACACCGCAGACCTTACTGTACCGTCAACAACTTATCAAAAGAGATAACGAACTTATCTCTATTCTGAGAACCCAACAGACAATACATCCGATAAACCTCAAAGAGTATGAACTACCCAGAGAGGAATCGAATATACTGCACATTATGTCTACTTATGGTCTCACAGTCGAAAGTATACACCGCTTAAAACACGGTCTTTACCAGAAACTGTTGCCGTTATCACGTCAATTAAGACGCGACTTAGTAGATTATAATGAGGTTCACAAAATAGAAGTCAGTTATGAATTCAAAGCTCTTAAAGTTGCAAGACTACATGACAAACAATATCAACAACTTCTTAAACAAATATCAGACTCGAGAAGATCCAAATCACCGATACTCAGGATGAAAGATCTCGAGGGCATTGAGCGGTACGCTCAGTCTTTGATCGAGGAACTTACTGGAGGCGGTACAAACGTCCCACCACTACAGTGTCCTTATTACATACGACCCAACGCCTGTTTCGAAAGAACTAGGAAACAAGGCGGTGCTGCAGGTTACCTTCATGAACAAATGAAGAAGAGACTAGATTCACTAGACTTACAGATTGACAAGCATGGCCAGGTCAATTGGTTGAATAAAGCTTACGAACAGAACGTTGGTAAGCGACAACTAATTGGACTCAAGGCCGGCGATAGCAATCAGCAGGTTTGGCGCTCTCTATATAGTACTCTCGCCTCGACTCTCCCGAAATCCCGTATAACGGCTATTTCCGAGAAAGGAGGCAAGTACAGAGTCGCTAACATTGCTGATGTCGCAACAACTGCTTCGTCAGGTCCGCTAGGAGATCAAGTCATTTCTATTTTGAAGAGACACCCCGCACTTAAGGGGGAGTACGACCAAAAACCAGAATACAATGCCGCACGATTATTTGGAGATCGCAAAAGACCTTTGAATAGACAATTCTATTCCACTGATATGAACCAATCCACAGACACTATCGACAAGGACGTCGCATATAGTATTGTTCGAGGGATCGCGAAAGCTTTGAAATGGTCTCGAGAGCAAACCTGTACTGCAATGCGTACTGTTGAACCGATGGATCTGTATGTAAAGAACGACGATAATGAACTCGTCAAGGTAGGTAAGAACACCACTGGTACCCTACTCGGGCTACCTCTTTCCTTTGCCATACTATGCATCCTACACTTGTACTGCGTAGAAGCAATGACACCAACGGGTCGTCGACGCACCATCGTCTTTGGAGACGACATGGCGACCTACGCTACACCAGAAGACTGGGAGGCTTATGTAGATCGATGCAATCAGGTCGGTTTCACTCTCAACATGTCTAAGACTCACATCGCGGAATTTGGATTCATTTTCTGTGGTAAGATCTATAACGTTGTAGGACAACATTGTCATTGGGTTAAAGCTACGAAGCTAAGTATCGCAACTGGCGCTAGTTCAGCTCATAAGAGCATTTTGGACAAACTAACACAAGCCGCGGAAGCTAGTCATATGTTGAAACAGTGGCAAGCAGACAGGTTATTAGTGCACTTCAAAAGTAAGCACCAGCAACTCACGCAAAGAGCGAAGGATTATGGAGTACCGTTCAAAGGTCCCATTATAGGAGGAGCGTTAGGTTTCAGCGGACGTTGTGATCAACGAACTAGAAAAATCGCAACCCTTAACAGTAAGATCGAGTACAATCCATTCCATCGACTCTTGCAGTCTATCTCTGTCCCGAAACACATGAAACTTGCTATGGCTGATGCCTACACCTTTGTTGAACAAAGTCTACTGAGTATACCCAAATGTACGAAATTAGATATTCCTTTCAGCAAACTCGATTATGAGGAGCGTGTAGTATCAACCTTACTATTTGAAGCTTCAAGTAACCTCAACTACGACCCAACGCTTGAATTCAAGCCGGGTATGAAGTCGATTGCACAATGTTTTAAACGTTTTGCGATTAATCGTGAAGGTTGTTTAAGAAGTTTTGAAATTAACAGATTAGAGTTATGCATTCCACGGAGCCCGTCGCACTCGTACATGAGTAAAACACTCAGTCGAGGACACCTTAAAGGTTGGCGGCTCAACGCGGAGGAAGTAGGTAAGTTCTTAAACCATCTTCC